ATGGCAACTTACACACTAATTGAAAACAACAGTCTAGCTCTTACGATCCCCTTGTCAGGATGCAGTGAAGACTTGGATCGAAAAGAACTAAAAGAAAATATGATAGAAACCATGAAGAATTTTCATGGTATTGGACTATCTGCAAATCAATGCGGCATCATGGAACGAGTATTTGTGATGTATTCAGATGTAAATAAGAATGAGATTATATCCTGTTTCAATCCTAGAATTATCAGTGAAGGCCTAGAAATGGTATTGATGGATGAGGGATGTTTGACATATCCTGGCATGTGGCTGAAGGTCAGTCGCCCAGATCATATCAATTGTGCGTTTGAGGATGAAAATGGTGATTTGCAAGAAGTGACTATGATGGGTCTAGAATGTCGAATTTTCCAACATGAGATGGACCATATGGATGGTACGAATTTCACACAAAGAGTTAGTAAATTGAAGTTGGATATGGGGAAAAAACGGGCTGTGAAGATGAAAAAAAAGTCAATGATTTCAATGGCTTAGGATGATGGTAATTTCCCTTTAAAATCAATGACTTAGCACCACGGCCGTGATAGTAATGTGGTAAATATGTCACACTTTTGACCAAATATCGATAAATCGACAGAGAAGCTAGTTTGATTGTTGACTATTCTTATTCCATATGGTAATCTTAGGAATGATCAAAAATAAGTCAACACTCGCAAAACTCCTTGCTGAAGAGGATATCTTCGTTGTCCATAAACAGATGGAAACGGCGTATTTCAATTCAAAGACCCGTGAACTTGGTTTGCCCATCTGGAAGGATGAGGATATGACCAAGGACATTTATGATCTGATGGTTGGCCATGAGATTGGTCATGCTCTTTGGACTCCTCTTGATATGCTCAAGAAAGCTCAGGTTCGGAATATCGACCACGGGTTTGTGAACATTGTCGAAGATGCCCGAATTGAGAAATTTGCAAAACGTAAATATCCCGGCCTCGTCGGTGTTTTCAAGCGTGGGTATGTTGACCTAATCAAGAAAGATTTTTTCGGTACTTCTGGTAGGGATGTTAATACCTACAGCTTGATTGATCGGATTAATATCTTTTCCAAGGGTGGTGATACCAATATCTTATTTTCTGAAGAGGAAAAGGTATGGGTAGATCGGGTTGCGAAAACTGAAACTGAAGATGAGGTTCTTGATCTTGCTGAAGAGCTTTATGCTTGGATGTCAGAAAACCAAAACGAGCCTGAAACTGATAATCATGATTCTGGTGAGTCTGATGAGCCTGGTGAGTCTGGTGATGAGGGTGATGACTCTGAAGGTGGTAAATCTTCTGATGATGGCAGTGATGAAGGTGATGAGGGTGATGAAGTCTCTGATGATGCATCTTCTAAAGGTGAACTAGAAGAATCTGCCGAAGATGACTCTGAAGATGGCGAATCTGTTTCTGATGAAAAAACTGATAACCCTAGCTCCGTAGAAGGTGGAAAAAATTCCAGTGGTAAGAGCGGGCCTCCTACTGCTGAAACTGATACCGCTTCTGGTAAGGGTATGGATGCCCTTCGGGATAAGGGTGCTGAAGAACGGACATATGCTAGAATTCCTAAAGTAGACCTTAAAAAAGTTATAGTCGATAACAAGAAGCTACTAGAAGAATTTACATCACACTATAATGATCAAAAATCTACCGATGCTCTTTATTGGAATAAGACTCGTGAGGAAGTTGAAGCTCTCAAGAATGATTCCAAGAAGACTGTTGCTTACATGGTCAAAGAATTTGAGATGAAGAAGGCTGCTGATCAGTATGCTCGGGCGGCCACTTCTAAAACTGGTTCTTTGGATATGAGTAAAATTCACACTTACAAATATAATGATGATTTGTTTAAGAAGGTTACTACTCTGCCTGGTGCGACTAATCACGGTATGGTTATGGTTCTGGATTGGTCTGGTTCGATGGCTGACAATCTCCTTGGCACTTTGTCACAGATGTATAATCTGATTTGGTTCTGTCGCCGGACAAAGATTCCCTTCGAAGTTTTTGCGTTCTCTGACATGTATGGGAATGAAGGTCGCTATCACCGTGCCACCGACAGGACGGTCAATGAATTTAAGTCTGGTGATCTTGTTCTCAGCAAGTTTAATCTTCTAAATTTCTTCTCTAGTAATATGACTCTTGTTGAAGAAATGGATATGATGCACATTCTTTGGATGTATGCTTCACGGTACACTGGGTATCGGGATTGGAGCGAACTAGGATATCCCTATCCTGAGCCTGTTAATATCAAGCTTGGTGGAACTCCTCTGAATGAGGCAATCGTTGCAATGATGGATTTGGTTCCTAAGTTTAAGAATGATACTGGTGTTCAGAAAGTTAATACAATCTTTTTGACTGATGGTTGCAGCAGCCGTATTGATGGTGTCTTTGATTATCAGTTCAATAGCCACACTAATGAACACAGCGAACGCATCATTTCTTTGCCTGGTCAGTCAAGTTTTCACGGTGGTCGTAAAACAAATAAAATTATTATCACTGACCCTGTGACCAATAAGGCTTATGAAATTACCGATATAACTAATGATTTGCTTCGGATGCTGAAAAATCGGGTATCCGAAATGAATATCGTTGGGTTCTTTATCGCTGGTTCTGGTAAGTCCGGCCGTGTTGATAAAAAAGTTCTTTACAGTGCTATGGGTTATAATTACGAAAATCATGATCCTGACGATCTGGTAGAAAAGATCAAGTTTCTAAATAAGAACAAATATCTTGCACTCACCCAGCTGGGATATGATGAGTATTATATTCTGCCCGGTGGCAATGCACTCAAGACTGAGAATGATACTCTTGATGATGAATTGATTGGTGCTGGTAAAGCCAAACTGAAAGCTGCTTTTGGTAAGATGTCAAAAGGTAAAGTTGCTAGTCGGCAACTTCTAAATAAATTTGTCGCGCTCGTGGCGTAGTGTGGTATTTTTACCACACTTCCAAAAAAATGATTTTATGGGTCATTTTTTGATTGACAACCCCCGTTTAGTATGTTAGCATGTATATATGATGAGAAATGAAGGAAAGATTGTTATGAAACTTACTCCTCGCAAAAAGTTATTTGTGGATACCGCTACTGAGATGTTTGGTGATGGCTCTGTATTGACAAAGGCTCAGACCAAGGAAGCTGCTCTCAAGGCGAATGTTCCGTATCCTACTTGGTTCCGAAAGAATTACTCTGTGGGTTACAACGCATACAAATTGCCTTCAGAAAAAAATTCTGCGGTTGCTCCAGTGATTGCTGCGGTTGAGAATGCTGAACCTGTTTTTGTAAATCTGGTTGCATCAAATATGGAAAAGCAGAATCTAGTTCCTGCTGCATTTGATGGTTTCGTTGCTTGGGGCAACTTCTCGAAAATTGAGAAAGTTGTCAAGTCTGGTTTGTTCTATCCCATTTTTGTCACTGGTCTTTCCGGCAACGGTAAGACTCTGATGATCGAACAGGTTCACGCCAAAATGAATAAGGAGCTCATTCGGGTTAACATCACCATCGAAACTGATGAAGATGATTTGCTCGGTGGATTTCGATTGGTATCTGGTGAAACCAAGTTCGTTCCCGGTCCTGTCATCGAAGCGATGGAGCGGGGTTGCACGTTGCTCCTTGATGAGTGTGATCTAGGTTCTAACAAGCTACTCGCCTTACAGCCTGTCCTAGAGGGTAAGGGCGTCTTCCTAAAGAAGATTAACAAGTGGATCACTCCTAAAGATGGGTTCAATGTGATGGCGACTGCCAACACTAAAGGCAAGGGTTCTGAGGATGGTCGCTTCATTGGAACTAACATTCTGAACGAAGCGTTCCTAGAACGGTTTGCAATCACGATGGAGCAGCCCTATGCGACTGCTGCGACTGAGAAGAAGATCGTAGTTAATTCCATGAAGAAGTATGGTGAGGTTGATGATGATTTTGCCAATAACCTGATCACATGGGCTGAAGTTATCCGTAAAACCTTCTACGATGGTGGTGTTGATGAAGTCATCTCTACTCGCCGGTTGGATCACATTGTAAAGGCCTACGCCATCTTTGGTAATAAGATGGAGGCCATCGAATTGTGTGTCGCTCGGTTTGATGATGATACTAAGGAATCGTTCCTTGATCTCTACACCAAGATTGATGCTGGTATTGTGAAAAGTGAAGACGGCATCGGCGACCCTGATACTTGCACCGAGGAAGAATTAGCTAGTGATGCGTTCTAAAAAAAGTTTATATATAGTGGTTGAAATTAGAAACAAACTCACTATATATAATAAGGAGTTTCCGGTAATTCTCCGAGTCTGAGCGAGGTTGGTTCTCACTCTACGTTAAACAAAATTACTAATGAGTTTTGGTAGTTTCTCTAAATAACCAAAAAAAACTACCACTTAACGCATCGCCATTATGGGATGCATAACATAGTCTTGCTTTTAGTAAAGGAGATAAAAAAATGGTTACTACCAGAGCATTAAGTCTATTCGACAATTTTAATCAACTTACACCCTATGCTGTTGGGTTTGATCGACTCTTCGATCAGCTCAATACTTACGTTGCAAATAATGCAACGTCTACAGGGTTCCCGCCATATAACATCCGTAAAGGGGGTGACTATAACTACACCATTGAAATGGCCCTGGCGGGATTCTCAAAAGATGATATTGAAATCGAAGTAGCAGAAGGCTTACTTACGGTTCGTTCAGTTAAAGAGAACGATGAAAATGATTCCAACATTTATCGCGGAATTTCATATCGTAAGTTCAATCGTAAATTCACTCTTGCAGATGACATTGTAGTGAATGATGCTTCTCTCGAAAATGGTATGCTCAATATTGACCTTGAGCGTATTGTTCCAGAAGAGAAGAAGCCTCGCCTAATTCCGGTGAAGTAAGATGGTAAAAATTACTATCACGGCTTGTATCATAATTCCTCCCTGACCCTTTGGGGTCATAGTGGAATAAAAAAAATAGAAAGGGGGGTTGACTTTGGCCCCCCTTTCCTATATTATAAAATATATAATTAAGTGAAGGAGTAATAATGAAGATATTTGAATTTGATAGTCCAGAGGATATGAAGGACGGCGCTGTTGCAAGACAGGTTGATCTTGATGGAAACCCTGTAGTGGAAAGCGAAGATCAACGTCAGGCAAGAGTTGCTCAAGAGAGTGTCGCTGCACTAGCAGAGTCAGAACAGTCAGACGATGAAAAGTTTGAAGAAGATAATCATGGATTAAAATTTGCAATCCGGCCTATTAAAAACTTTGCAATCGGCCGCATTGAATTTCCACTTGAAATTGTTGATGAAATTAATCAACATATTGATGAAGACATCATTCCAAAAAACGAGAGTTATGCTAATGGTCTTGTTGGCCAACTCAAAAATGATAAGAGCTCTGCCCAATTAGATTTTCCTCTTGACAATGAGGTTGGCAAGCAATTAGAAACTGTATTTAATCAGATCGGCACTACATATCTTAAACAAGGATATGATAGAGATTCAAAGGCTGAAGTTTTTCAGTGTTGGGCAAATCGTGCTTATGCTGGAGATTATAATCCTTATCATGATCATGGTTGTCAATCTATGGCTGGTCTGTCTGGTTTTCTTTGGTTGAAAGTTCCCAATTGTATTGAGGTACTTGATGACGTTCCTACTTCATTACACGGTGCTAATGGTGCTATTGATGGGTTTACTCATTTAATTTGGGGTCAAAATAGTCGCAGAGATATTTTACAGTTACATGCTCAAACTGAGGATTACGTTAAACCTATTGTTGGTGTAATGTTGGTATTTCCTAATTGGTTGAAACATCAGGTACTACCTTTCTTTGGTGATGGTGAACGACGTTCTATTGCTATGAATTGGAATGTTCGTGATTCAGATCAGGAACTTATGAAACATCTATCTGTTCGTGAGAAAGAAAATTATGCAAAAGCTAAGAAGGATGAAGAGGAAGCTTCTTCTTGATTGATTACAAATATAACGAAGATAAAACCCTAGAGGAATTATCAAAGTATATTGACTCCACCTATGATGAACACTATAGCAAGAACAAGTTTCAAGCTACAGAGTTTATCATAGATGGTGGTCACGGTGAAGGTTTCTGTATTGGTAACATACTCAAGTATGCACAACGATATGGAAAAAAGAATGGCAAGGATAGAAGGGACTTGCTAAAAGTTATACATTATGGTATTATAACTTTATACATTAATGAAATGGAAAATAGTGAAAATGAATCTTAGTAATGAAACGGTATCTGTATTGAAGAATTTTGCAACAATCAATCAGAACCTTGTGATCAAAGCAGGCAGTAGTATCTCTACAATGTCTGCAATGAAAAATATTGTTGCAAC